GTAAGGCCGTTGACCTGGTAGACGTTGAGGTCGGTGGTCACGCCGTTGGGGTCGGTGTATTTGAGGTAGTCAACGCGCTCCATGTCCTCGAAGGCCTGCGCCACGGAGGAGTGCATGAGGGCGAGCTTGACGGTGGACTTGTTGTCGCCGTAGACCTTCTGGGCGGCGTCGGACAGCGTGGTGGCGGTCAGCTGGTCGACGGTGACGGTATGGTCGGTCATGCCCTTGGCGCCGAGGACGGCCTCGGCGATTCCGGCGAGGCGCTTGTTGCGCTTGGTCTGGCGCCACTTAGCGGCACGGGCTGCGATGGCGGCCATGGGGTTGGCGGTGGTGAAGTCCTGCGGGAAGTCGTCGGCGTACCAGCCGTGGGCGCGGCCGTAGACGTATCCGGTCTGGGAGCTGGCGCCGATGGTGGACAGGGTGATGTCGGTCACGCCGTCGTAGTTCTGCTCGTCGGCCTCGTCGAGGGTGTTGTAGAACGGGATGGTGAACTGGTTACCGGAGTTGACCTTGGACTTGATAAGCGGGTCGTCGACCATGATGCCCGAGGTCACGAGGACGTTCTTGACAAGGTCAGGCTCGTCCTGGTAGTCGGCGAAGAAAATGTCCTCGTCGAACGGGAAGGTCTTGTCGGCCATGTAGAGTTTGCCAGCCATTTAATGCCTTTCTAAGAGAGGTTCTTCCATGCGTCGGGGTTCTGCTGCTTCCAAGCGATCTGCTCGGTGTCGCTCATGGCCCTGAACTGCTTCTTGGTCGTAATCGCGCCGTTGTCCTCGTCGCCGCCCTGCGGCTGCGGCATCCCGGCCAGCGCCTGCTTCTTGGCGTCGTCGGCTGCGGCCTTGGCCTTGGCGGCCACGACGTCGGCGATTGCCTTTGCGGCTGCGGTCGTCTCGTCGCGGGTGCCGCCGATGACGGAGCCGATGAACGGCTTGTACTCGTCCTCGGACATGCCAGCGCCAGCGAAAACCGCAGCTGCGGTGGCCTCGTTGAGGTCGCGGAGGGCCTGCTTCGCCGTGGCGTTCGCGGCGTCGAGCTGCTTCTGCCACTGCTCGTCTGCCGTGAGGTTCTTGTTGGCCTCGTCCTCAAGGGACGAAATCTTGCCGTTTGCCTCCTCCAGCTGGGCTTTCAGCGTTTCGATTGCGGCCTTTCCGGCGTTGACGTCCTCGCCGTTGGCCCGCATGATCGCGTCGATGACCTCCTTGGAGGCGTCTTCGCCGAGCAGGGACTTGAGCTGGTCACGATTCATTTAGCTGCTTTCCTTTCCTTGGCTACGCTTTGTTGACGGGGGTTGCGTCCCCTTGCCTGCGGCGCTGACGCTGCCGCCTGCGGACTCGCCGGGTTTCCCGGCATTGCTATCTGCACCGGAGTCGTCTCCGGGGTTGACCGATTTGGCCTGGGCCAGCTCCATCTGGCGCTGCGCCTGCTCGTCCGCGTAGGACTTCGAGAGGTCGTATGCCGTCTCGGGGTCTGGGAACATGCCGCAGTACTCGAACGCGAGTCGCGGGTGAACCTTGCCGCAGCCGAGGATGGTCGACAGCACCTGTGCCTTGGACTGGATTGCCTCGTAGTTGCGGCGAGTGAACTTAATATCCACGTCGCGCGGCTTGAGTCCGAGGTTGATGGAGGTGTCCAGGATGGTTGCGACGGCCTGCAGGAACAGGCGCTCGCCGCGCTTGAAGTGGACCTCTGTCTCCTTGCAGCGGCTCTCGCTGTTCGACCAGCCATCACGCATGGTGACGGCGGCGCCCGTGTCCGAGGTGGAGCCTGAGCCGCCCACGTTGAAGGGCATACCGCAGATGGAGAGCGCGGTCTTGTAGAGCGCGTCCACGAGCGTCTGTGTCTGGTCCTGGTTGAGTTCCGAGGTCAGCATCTGCACCGATGCCTTGTTCTCGTCCGTGGAGTGGATTTGCAGGCATCCCATCTCCATGAGCTTCTTGAAGCCCGTTTCGGCGTCATCGTCCTCGAACTCGACGTTCTCCAGCACGAGAAGCGCCTGCACGAACTGCGCGATGGCGTCGACTCGGTTGGACTCGATTTCGTTGATTGCGTCCAATAGGCTCAGGACGGCCTCGAAAACGCCCATTCGCTCGGAGTTGGCGTCGTACTCGATGATCGGCACCATGCCGAGCGGGTTCGCGGCCGTCTTAACGGAGTCGCTGTCGACCGTGAATACGAGTCGGTCGGTGTATACGCTGTAGATTGGTTCGTTGGTGACGTCGTCCCTGACGTAGGTGACGGCGTACAGCGGCTCATGGAACGCGTCGTTGGTGTAGACAACGAACGTCCTGCGTGGGTCGAGCGATGCGACCTTGAACGGCTGCTCGTCGTCGATGGTCTTGCCGTCTCCCGAGTTCGGGAGCACGAGCCTGTAGCCGACGCCGCAGACGCACATCCACTGGACAATCTCCATGTCGCAGGCGTGCTTGTCGGCCGCGATGCAGAAGTCGTTGAGCTGCTGGACCTTGTGGCTCAGCTCGTCGTTTACCTGCTCGACGTCCTCGCAGTCCTTGGAGGAGCCGTGAGCGCTGTAGGCGATAGGCTCTCCCGCCAGCGAGTCGGCGCGGTCCTTGGCAATCTGGTACGCCCTGTTCTCCAGGACGATGTTCTTGATTTCGGGACGGACTTCCTTCTTGCGGTAGATGACCGGCTGGTAGCCGAGGAAGTACCTCCACAGGTAGTCGATGTCGGAGGAGTTGCAGCCGTGGACCATCGTCGAGCGGTCCAGCACCTCGCGCACGTTCGCGGCTGTGATGTTCTGCTCGCCGCACACGATACGGCGCCTGCCGTGGAGCAGGGTGCTCTGGATTCGGTTGTTCTCAGTCTCGCTATAGCTCTCGGCCAACTTTTCTCCGCTTCTCGCTCGATGCTGGCTGGCCGGAAGGAAGGAGGTGAAAACGGCCAGCCAGCAGCGATTCGATGGGGATTGCGCCCCTATTGGGAGATGTTCGTTTCGGTGCCGAAAACCTTCGTGCCGGATTAGAACGGCCTCTTGGTTACGCGCGCCTTGGCCCTGAGCGACTTGCTCAGGAAGTCCGCGAGCATCGACAGCGCGTCCGGCGCGTCGTCGTGCTGGTTCTTGCCGTCGAGGACGTACGAGGTGATTTGGCCCATGGCGATCGAGTAGTCGGAACCAGGCTCGTAGAGCGTCGTGTCCCTGAAAACGCAGTTGTCGATGACCCACGAGGAGCTTGCGAGGATTCGGGTCTCCTTGTTCGACCCGGTGTACTTCTTGGAGACGGCGCACAGCGCGCCCCTCTCCTTGAGCATGTCGGCGACGTCCTCGGCGACCTTGCCGCCAGCCGCGTTCGATTCGAAGCGCGCCTGCTGGACGCCGTATTTGTCGATGAAGTTGACGAGTCGCTGGTTGACGGTCTTGGGAGCGGAGTGGTCGCACAGGAAGTCGACGATGAACCACTTGTCGGAGCCACGCCACTGCGCGGCGATGGGCATCGCGCAGTAGTCCTCTCCGGCGCCCTTGGTGTCGACGACGGCCATGACGCGGTCAGGCTCCCCTGCGGGCAGCTCCAGATAGCGCTCCAGCGAGTCCGGGCTGTACAGCTGGCCCTCGCGGACGAACGGCGTGCCGTCGTACTTGGCGGCGTACGTCGCGCTGTCCGTGGTGCGCTGCATGTCGATGTAGTACTTGCGGTCGAACCCGACGCCGTACAGGTAGTCGAAGTTGCTCTCTCCCGAGATCGGGTCGAGCGCGGGGATGGTCAGGATGTGGAACCCGCTCTCGCCCTCGTGGAGACGGGTCATGCGGCCGATGGGGTCGTTCACGTCCCATCGCGTGCCGACCATGAGCTGCCTGCTGCCCGTCTTGCGGCGGTCGTAGCACTGGTTGATGTAGGCATCCCACTTGCCCTGCAGTCGGCGCGGGGACATGGCCTCCTCCAGGTCCTTAACCAAGTCGTCGGCGTACAGCCAGCCGCCCTCGCCGACCTCGACGGCGCCCGTCAGGGTGCCCTCGACCGATCGGCAGGTGCATGTCGGGTAGGCCCCGTGCTTCTTGAGTGAGAAGGCCTCGTCCTCCGAGGACTGCCAGACGAGCGGAGAGTCGGGGAAAATCTCGGAGAACCGGTACTCCGGGTCGATTACGAACTGGAGGCACTGCTGGTAGAAGTGCTTGGTAAGCTTGTCCGAGTGCGCCGTCATCAGGTTTGAGTGGAGCGGGTCGCGCCCGAGGTGCCAGACCATGGCCATTGAGCAGTTGGACGATTTTCCGGTACGCGGAGGCATGGAAACGCTCAGGAACTCGGCGTTGGGGTCGGTCTCGAACCACTGCAGCTCCTGATACAGCCTCCACAGCTGCTTTCGCCTGGGGAGCCAGAGCCTGCTGTCCGGGGTTCGGTCGATTTCCATCGCCTGCGCGAACGAGTCGAAGTCCCACTTGCCGTCGAGCGTCAGCAGGTCGCGGTGCGCCTCCATGAGCGCCGAGATGCCCTCGACGTCGGCCCATCCGCCGCGCATGGCGGCGATCACGGCGTCGAGCGACGCTTTCAGGGCGTCGTGCTCGTCAGTCCCGTCATGCCTGCGCTGGCGCTGCATGGACACGAGGTCGCGGTACGCGCCTATGTCCCTCGGGTTCAGTGAGATGTAGTTGAGTATGTTCCTGGTGAGTGCATCCATGCCGCATAGGGTCGCGGCGGCGCGGATTCCGCTCGTGCGGCAAAGAAAAAGCCCCGCAGGGTAAATCCCCACGGGGCTTGCGTCTAGCCTTCAAGCTCTCCTGAATCGATCAGTCGGCGCCTTATCTTCGTGTAGGTGCTCACGCCTATGCCGAGCTGTGCGCAGGCGTCGCGCCGCTTCTCCTTCTTGGCCTTCACCAGCGCCACGTGGCGCTTGAACTCCTCCACGTCCACCTCCGCAGGCGGCCTGCCCTCGCGCCAGCCCGGTTTCTGCCGGGCGACGGCCTTGCCCTCCGCCGTGCGCTGGGCGATCATGTCGCGCTCGAACTCGGCCATGGCGAACATGACGGAGACCATCATCTTGCCGACGGGCGTGTTGTCCAAGGTGCCCATGTTGAGCACGCGGACGCTGACGCCACGGTCGAGGAGCGACCTCACGACCTCGCAGCCGCCCGTCACGGTGCGCGCTATGCGGTCGAGTTTGGTCACGACGAGCGTGTCGCCGTCCTGTAGGCGCTCCAGCAGGGCATCGAACTCCGGTCGATCGGTCGTGGTGCCCGTGAACGCCTCCTGCACTATCTCGGTGCAGCCCGCCTCGGTCAGAGACTCATGCTGGGCGTCTAGCGAGTTTCCGTCCCTGAGCTGCCCTTTCGTGGACACTCGGGCGTAACCGTAAATCATCTAAAATACTCCTAGTATCAGCCACTCAGCGCAAAGAAGTGGCGGCAGGCCGTGAACGCGAGCACGCGGCCTGCCATTCTCCCCTAACAATCCAATACGTGAGAGCCGTCCGGCAGTCTCGACCCCACGGGCACCAGGGCCAGCTTGTAGCCGAGAGGTCCAAGGTACTTCGAGGCCGTCGAGAGCGTCGGGTTACCGTCTTTCAGCGAGCATGACAGCGAACCCTGCGCTATGCCGATTACGGCGGCCAGCTCCCTCTGGGTGTAGCCGCGCGATTTCATGATTTGCCTATAGGCATCCGAGTAGTTCATGGGTTCTCCTTCCGTTACCGACAATATAGGGTATTCCCGTTCGGCTGTAAAGGCCTTTTTGTTTTTTTCGGCGGTCGGGGGGCTTAGTAGCGGGGTTGCCTGGGATCGAAAAACTGCCCGGTACCCCCGTTTATTCTGGTGCTATAGTGAAACGTGTCGAGCGGAGGGCTACAAACTCAACGGTTAGCGGCTCGACAACAACGAACGGACATAGCCTATATATCTAAGGAGGATCGAAAACAAAACAGGCTATACGAACGGATATGGCCTATATCCGATCGAATGAACGGTTAACACCTATCAAGGAGACGAAACGAAATGGCTAACAGCATCGACTACAACGACGAACTAAAGGCCGCTATTAAGGCCGCAACCCTGTTTACCTATGGCAAGAACGACCGCCTGCCGCTCACCTGCGTACTGATTAACGCCACTGCCGACAGTGTGAACGTGTACGCAACTGACAGTTTTACCGCGTTCCGCTACACATGCGACAACGACGAGGGCGGCCAGTTTACGGCCCTGCTGAGCGCGGCCGACGCTAAAGCCCTTGCATCTGTAAAGCTCCAGGCTAACGCGCTTTACAATCTGGCTGTCGAGGATGGAACGCTAAAGCTCACGCATTTCGACGCTGTTATTAACGTGTTCGTACTGCAAACGTTCACGTATCCCGGCGCTGATAATCTCGATCGACTTATTAACGAGGCCGATAACGATACACCCGGCGTTGCTTGTTTCAACGCTGCTTATGTCGAGCGTACATGTAAAGCCGTGCGCCTGATCGCCAACAAAAAGGAAAAAAGGGCCGTATTTACGTTTAGCCCCGATCAGGCCAGTTTGGTTAAATGCACCGGCGATCGCGGCTCGGCTCAAATGCTGGTTATGCCAGTACGCCAGAAATAACCGGCGTTTTCCCAACATACAAAAACGGCCCGCTCGACGGTACTCGAACGGGCCTCGGTACGCTATTGGAGGGCATACCATGAAGAAGTTTACCACGCTTGAAACCAACGACGACGTTAAAAAGGCCGTCAAGCAGGCCGCGCATATGCTCGACCTCGCAGACGCTGAAAAAGTAGTGCTCGACACTCACGAGGCCAGTATGTCGGACCTCATGAAGCAGCATAGCGCCGCGCTCGACGCGTATATGCAGGCCAAACGCAGCGGTGAAAGCTGGGAAGAAAAGCACGCCGAACTAAAAAAGATCGAGGGCGCCGCTAACGAACTCGACAACGCGGCGCGCTACTCTAAATATCTGATTGAGGGCTACAAGTACGCCGCGCGCCTGCATTATGCGACGGCGGCCGCCGAACTCGTCAACCTAAACGCCCAGTACCTCAACGGGTGCAGATCGAACTATAAGCAGGTTCAAAAAGTAACGGACGCTATCGAGGTAGAGTTAGGCGGCGTCGAGTGCGAAGGGCTGCGCGGCGTGTACGTTGACGGCCCGGCGAAAATCAGCATATACAATAACTCGTTTGGCCAAAACGTTTATCTGTACGTGAGCCTGAAAAAAGAAGCGTACGACGCTGGTTATTGTTTCCGCCTGTTTGACTGGGACCAGCCAGATACGACCCTTATAAACGTTGCCCACCTAGACGCACCGGAAAAAGTACTAACGACGCAGGAGGTGCGCGCGGCCGCTAAAAAGATGTGCGCACTAGAACAAAAACTCCGCGACGAGTGCGACGCATACCAGGAGCGCATTAAAAAGCTATACGAACCGTGCCGCATGTTCAAGGACGCAGGTAACGCATACTCCGACGCATACGCAGGGAGGGCGAAATAATGCTGTTCGATCTTGCCAAAACGTCGACCTGGTACGCGTACTGGTTAGGAGTTGCCGTTGGCGTCCTGGGCACTGTCGTTTGTGTTTGCGTTTGCGCTAGAATGAGCCACTAGGAGGTACCATCATGCTTGTAAAACTAAACCAGCTTGACGGCCACGTGAGGACATACGAGGTACGTACAATCCACCACGACGGCGACGCCGCGTTACTGGTTGCGGACGGTATGCGCAACGGCGAAAGCGCCGACGTTTGCAGAACGACCTACGACAGAGCTCGCGACGAGTTCGTAAACAGCGTTATACACGTCGAGGTGTGCAACAACGAGGTTTACACCGTCGTTGACGGCGAACGCCGCTACCATGGAAAGCAGGAGGCCTAACACGTGAGAAACGTTTTTATCTATCTGTGTGCGTTGGCGCTTGCCCCCGTTATCCTGCCGATCCTCGTACTTTATTTTCTGCTGAAAAACTAACCAACACGCTTTTCTGCTGAAAAACTAACCAACACGCGGCCCTGCTACGGCGGGGCCGTTTTTTATGCCTCCACTAGCGGCTCACGGCCTACACCGTGGGCCGTTTTTCGTTTCTGATCCTCGTTACCAGCGCCACGGCCGCGCCCGTGAGCGCCTATATCCGCGCGTCGTTTGTGTTCAACCTATGGAGGCCGTCCATACTGGGCAACGCCCGCGCTCGGCATATCAGCGCCCCGTTCTAGCCCGTTTCTAGGGCGATTCTAGCCCCGTTTTTATGCCCCTGGCACTGCTACACCGCCCGCGTTTTTACGCCCGTTTTTGGGGCATTGTAGCGCCCCGTACGGGCATACCAGACGCGGCCCGCGAGCGCTGATATAGCAGGTCAAACCACCAAAACGCCTGCGGTCGCGCCAAAACTGCGACCACGGAAAACGGCCGTTCGCCAGCCAGTTTCAGCCATAGCCAGAAGTCGGGAACCGGAAAGCCCTATAGTGCGCGCGAAAGTCGTAAAGGCCCCGGCGCCCGATCGGATTTTCCTCCCTTAGTGGCTGCGAAAGTCGTGACAACCCTATAGTGGCCGCGAAAGTCGTTAGTGGCACCGAAAGTCGGCACAAAAAAAAGACCCCTCTGCGTTTTATTGCAGGGGGGGTCTTTCGCTTTCTAGTCGCTCGGCGGCAGCTCCTCGACCTTCTCGATCGTCACGTCCTCGGCTGGCAGCGCGGCCATGTACTTGGCCTCCAGTTCGGCCTTGGTAGGCCCCTGAGCTGCATCTTCGTGCTTGATGACCGTCTGGGACTCGTCCCTGTAGCCGAAATTGTTCTTACCGAGAAAGATTCCTGTCACCGGGTTGCGGTAGCCGTTATTCTGCATCGCCGATTCCCAAGAAACTTCCAAACTTTGCAAAATATTTTTCAAAACCGCAGCAGATTCGGTGCTCAGCATCTTGTCCAGCCTGGTCCTCTTGCCCTTCGCCCAGTCCATGACGTCGTTTCGGGTCATGCCGAAGCTCTGGCACATGCCGCTCACCAGAATCTTGGAGTCGTGGCGCTCGCACAGGTCGCAGTAGTCCTCGAACCTCTGCATCAGCTGCTCGGGGTCGCTCGGGTCGATGGTCGGCCACCTGATAAGCTCACGAATCATGCTGATCGTCTCGCTGTTGTTCGCAGGCGTCTGCGTGTTAGGGCTGTTCCCGTACCTACCTTGGGTCATGCTTCATCCTCCGTCGCTGCATCTCGTCTCGGCAGCACCATTCCCCTGGAGTCCCGCAGAAGCTCGGGAGAGTACTCCCTGAACTCCGAGTACCCCCCTACCCCTAGGGATGTGAGCGAGTACCTGTGGGTGCCCCTCTCCCGTCTCAGGAGGCCCTTTGCTATCAGCCCGTCGCACACCTCGGCGATTCCGTCCCTGCCCATGCTGCGGAACAGCCTCATGTCCTCGTCCCTGCCCCTGCGGGTTACCTCGGTGGAGCAGAACGGGGAGCCGTCGCGGTGCCAGCGGCCCACGACCCGCAGGAACGCCAGCTCGCCGACCGTCAGGGACGCCAGTATGCTCCCGGGACGCCTAGCCAATGCTCTGCCTGTAATGTAATGCTATGCTATGGCAATGCAAGTGCATATGCATTTGCATACCTCCTATGAACGGTTATTACCTATACTTTATCGTTCCACCAACGGGCGTTGGCGGCGCGTTTACGCTGGTCGGAGATGCTGTTGTATCTCTCGACCTCTTGCTGGAACCCATAGCCTGAAACCGTTCGCTTCTCGTCGTTTTTCACCTCGAAAACGCCGCACTTGGCGGCGGTTTCCAGCACGCTTTGCGACTTTTTCCGGCTGATGCCCAAATCCCGGGAAACGGCCCTCGACAGCTCGTCGAACGTCAGCTGTAAACCCTCGGCAGCAGCGCGGTACAGCTCGCACTTGGCCGCCAGCCACACGCCTGCGCCCTCGGCCCCGCATGAGTCCGTGAGCCTGCGCACCCTGGGGCTGTCCAGCTCGCCGATCGGCTGCGGGTACCACGACATCACAGCCCGTCGGCGTAGCGGCCGTGGGCTATGTAGCGGTTGTACTGCGCGTAGCCGAACACGCTGGCTCTTCGCCTGTTGTCGGCGTGCTGGCACTCGCGGCACTTGCGCTGCAGGCCGTCGGCGTTGGCGCGGTTGCGGTTGAACTCGGACGCCTCCAGCAGCCGACCGCAGTAGTTGCATCGCTTCACCTTCACCCCCCTATCAATAAAACCTGATTTCTAGTCTCGCATACGGGGTCTAACAAACGTCTCTTGAGTCGAGAGACTTGATGGCCGCGTAGGCGATCTTCTTTGCCTTGTCGTAGGGTATGCCCATGTCGGCGGACACGTCGTGCCAGTCCTCGTCGAACAGGAAGTGGCGCACGACCAGCTGGCAGGCGGTGTCGCCGCACGTCCACTCGATTTCTGCTACGTCGTCCCACGCGCGGTCCAGAATCTCCTCGCACCTGTCGATGCACCATCCGATGCGCTCCTTGCCGACCTGCGGCTTGGTGGTCTTGAGCTGGCGTTTCAGACGCTCCAGAGAGCGTGCAGTCACTTGGTAGCCGCGAAAGTCGTGGAGCGACTGGCTAATTTCGCCCTGTCGCAGCACTAGCGGCTGCTCTTGGAGTAGACGGACAGGTTGAACATGGCGATTAGCCCGGCCAGCGCCCACAGGTTCAGGCACTCCACGCCGAACGCGATGGAAAGCAGTATGGATGCTACCCATGCCTCAGCCAAGAGCGGGGCGACAATGACGATGACTATGCCGACGATGGCGGCGATCATGCCGACGATTTGCTTCACGAGCGATGCCTTGGTTTCAGTCTCGTCCAACAGAACTTCCTTCCGAACGAATGAGAGCCGTTTCAAGGCCCCGTTTTAAACAAAAAAGGACTGACTGGTTTCAAACCAGAAAGTGCCCTTAAATCAAATCCTGTGGCTTTCTAAGCCCATTTGAGCGATATGCTCACCAGCCGAACTCCTTTGCCATGTCCGCGTAGCGCTCTCGGGTCGAGCGCCTGCGGCCCGTGTCCACCTCCAGCGGCAGGCACATCTCCAGGACTCGGCTGTACGTCCTGCGGCAGGCCATGTCGTCGGGTGCCGCCAGCTCAGTCCTCGTCAGGTTCGTGCTGATGACGGTGGGCCTGCGGCTCTGATAGCGGGTGTCGATGACGCTGTAGACGATTTCGCGGCCGTAGTCGGTCTCGCGCTCGGCCCCGAGGTCGTCGAGCACCAGAAGCTCCGCCCTGGCAAGCTCCTCGATCGTGTCGGCCACCTCGCCGTACCTGCGGCTGAGAACCCAAGGCATCGAGCGCATCAGCACCCTCATGCCCTTCTCAAGCGCCGCGTTGGCGATACAGCAGCTGAGGAACGTCTTGCCGCTGTCTGGAGGACCGAACAGCAGCAGACCCGAGTGCAGCCCCGGCAGCTTGTCGGCGTACTTCCTGCACTTCTCGACCACGTCTTGGCCGAACTCGCCGTCGTCTGCGGCGAAGGTCTGGGACGCCATCTCGGGGACCGGGAAGCACTCCGACCTGCGGGCCTCTAGCGTCGAGCACCTGCACTTGCAGGGAATCAGCAGCTCGCGGTCCACGTCCCAGACCCTGCGCTCCACGGGGAAACCGCAGGTGGGACACGTCCTCGGCTCCATCACAGCGTCCCGGCGAAGTCGAAGGCGTCGAGCGACTGGGCGTCAGCCGCCGTAGCGGTCGCGGAATCGTCCACGTAGTCCTTGAAAATCCATGTCCTGACCGCTCCCTTCCAGTCCTTCATCGGGTTCTTGCCGACTTTCCAGCCGTTAGCATCGTACCACGAGACGAACCTTTCGGCTCGGAACGTTTCCCCTGTTAATCGCAGGTTTCTGGATTTGATGAAGCCCTCGGCGTACTCGGCGACCTCGGGAATCGAGGGCTTCACGAACTTCTTCGCCCGCCGTTTTTTCGGTTGTTCGGGCGCGCACGCGCCAAAACCCTTGGGATTAGGTTGAGTATCAACCCTAGAGGAGTTACTAGTACTCTCTCCTAACCTAACCTTACCTAACCTAACCTCGGTATCCAATTTGTCTACCAACTGACAGTCAGGTGTCTCCAGTTTGTCTACCAGTTGGCTACCAAGTGTATCCACTTTGGCTACCGGCTTGAACATATCCGCAGGTAAGCCCGTGTCCCTCGTCGTGTACGATTTGTTCTCGTCAATGTAAAGCGTGGCTAACTCGTCTGGGTAGCGAGTTGCGTGGCGCCTGTCCGACCGGACGTAGTTGTTGACCCACCACGACTTGATGACCGCCGCGCCGGAGTCGAACGTCAGGATGAACTTCTTCGCCACCAGCAGCCTCAAATCATCCTCCGACGCGCCGCACATCCTGCGGATTGAGCGCGGGTTGTTGACGAAGCCCCAGTCGTCCGCGTTCATCCCGAGGTGGATGTAGAGCGACTGCGCCGACAGCGGCATGTCCAGAAAGGCGTCCGACTCGACGATGGTCTTGGCGAACATTCTACGTTCCGCCATATAGTGACCCCCTATCAATAAAATATATTATTATGCCTATTTTGAGTAGTTCCAGGCTGCGATCAGCTCGCCCTCGTCCGGGTACAGACCGACCACCATCGGGCAGTTGTCCCTATAGGCCGCATCCTCGTCCCGGTGCCTGATTTCGAACTCCTCGGTGCCGCCGATGATGATGACCTCACGGGCGTACACCTCGCCGCCGCAGAATGGGCAGCGCCTGAGAGTCGGTGCCATGTTGCCTCCAAAGCGGAGTGCCCGGAACGATACCGGGCACTCCGATCGACTAGTCTTCCTCGCTCACGACGATGCCGCCTTGGATGATGACGCGCTTGCTGTTCAGGTCGAAGAACACCTCCTGGTCGTTGGACTCTAGGTCAATCTTGCCGTGCCAGCTCTTGAGCTTGTTCCCGGCGTTGTCGTAGAGCGTGACCGTGCGCTCCATGCCGCCGCTAAAGTCGCTGCTGACGCTCTTGGTCATTCGGCTGCATGAGGAACAGCCAGATAGTCCAAACGCGGCGATGATGCCCACCACGGCCAAAATAAAGGCCACCGTTGCGGCGACCGTTCGCTTCGGGTTATTCATTTGGGTTCCTTTCTATTTACGCTTCTTGACGGTTCTTACAGTCGAGCCGCATTGCGAGCAGTAGAACGTGTTTACGCTCAAGACTGGTTTGTTTTCTCGGATAATGAACGACCTATCAAGAACGTTGCGATAGAAGAGCGGGTCTATCTGGTGTCCGCACTTTGGGCATTTAATGTCCACCCTCCACCACCTTCCTGCGGTTTCTCTGCATCGATACCGAGCTTGCCCAAGATGAACGCGAGGGCATCGTCTGCGGATATGTCGCCGTGGACAGTCCGATCGGGCAGGCGCACACACTTGCTTGCCTTGTAGTCGAAGTAGAAGTACACGAGACGCGAAACGTCCGGGCCGTCCGGGTACACGATGCAGTCCACCATGTACGCCATCCAGGTGTCGTCGTAGATGTTCCAGCTGTACTGGACATAATTGACGGTCTTTAGCGCAGACACGACCCTATACTTGCTCATTCGACCACATCCATCAGCACTGAGATCGGTACGACACCGGAGAAGCTGTACTCGTCCCAAAATGTCCCAGGCCATTCTTTTCCGTCGTACTTGTTGCGCTTGCATCGCTTTTCGGCGCACACCTCGGCATCATGTTCATTGTCGAAAGCCATATAGGGGGAATCCCATTTGTCCTCCCATTCGCCGCCGTAGTCGACGACGAGATAGACGGTGCGCTTAGCCTTCATCTTCCACCTCCACGCCACAGCTTTTCAGGAAGTCGATAATCATGAGCGTGTAGCAGTCAACTTCGATATTGTGGTCATCGAAAACAGCCATGCGTTCAGCGCGGCACTTTGCGCACGATGCACCGATAGCCTTTTGGTTGCCAGTGAGCGCTTTAAAGTAGTGGCACGGTGCTGCCGCGCCTCTGAAATCACATTCGTACGCATCCTTTATGGCATATCGAAGGTGGCAAATCTTCTTCTCTAGCTCTGGCTTAATCTGCATTTAGCACCACCGCCCCGCACTCAGGACAGCGCTTGTACGGATACCGATCGTAGTCGGGCATGTCGAACTCGTTCATGCAATTTGAGCACTGGAATGAGTTCTCGAAATCGCCACCAACGTTTGTCATGACGCATGTGGGAATGTCGATTAGGTCGGCAATGCGCTCGAACATGTCGTTCATCTCGTGGTATCCGGTGTCGGGTTCCGTTACCGTCTCGTCCAGCAGTTCATAGAACTCTTCTTTGTATCGCACACGGTTGTAGTTGGAAAGGATACGAAGGTTTTCAACTACTTCACGGCGCTCCTTATCGCTAATCCTCATACAGCACCTCTAGCCCGTACGCGACGGCGGCATCGTGCTCAATGCGGCATCCACGTGCGTTCTCCCGGCCCTTGCAGAAGTAGGCCGCATGGCACAGGCTCATGTTCTCAAGCGACTTCGCGAGGTAGCAGAGCGGAATCTGCACGACGCCGCGCTTCTTCATGGCTGCGTCGCTGTACCATTCGTCTGTGAACAGGGTATTTACGAACTCGTAGCCCATCTCGCGCAGCTTGGCGTGCGCCTTGTCCCTCGCCTCCGCGATCTCCTCGTCGGTCTTGCCGGCCATGGGCTGAGAAATCATCGCTCGCTTATTCACTGTCGTACCGCCTCCAGCATGTCGTTCAGCATGGCCGCCTCGGGAGACGCGATATGCATTGCGAGGTTGGTCGCCGACACTGAAAGAAAGATTAGAGCGAAGAGCGTGACGAAACCAAACACCAGTATCATCGCGAATGACGCGCTCTCCTTGTCGTAATCAAGACCGCTCTCGCTATACGACCTCGTCGCCTTTACAAGCAAATACGCCGAGACAACGAGCATGATAGCCATAAGCACGCATATGACACCGCTCTTGGCGACCTGCATGGCGGCCCATTTCGGTGCGAACTCGGACAGGTGGTTCAGCAGGTAGTCGGCACCGACGCCCAGCTGGTTGGCTATCTCCTTGATAGCGTTGGAGTCCATATCCTCCTCCTTATTTGGTTGTGTTGTTAGTAAAGTTCCTCGTACTTGCAGTACCTGGTGCCGCGAATCTCGGAGCAGAACGTCCGCTCCAGCTCGTCACCCTCAAGCTTCTCGTACCGATCGCGGTACTTCTTGCAGTCGCAGAATCCCGTGCCGCAATAACCGTGGACGTCGTAATGGTTGATGCACGTACTGCATGTCGGCAGCAGCAGGCGCCTGATGAAGATGATGGGGTGGCGCCAGAAGCTAAGCATCTTCGCTCCTAGAGTTCCACCGCTTGACAAGCTCGTCCTTGGTGAACCGGATGACTCCATAGACGAAGTTCTTGTCGCCGCAGTAGGCGACATCGTCTGGAGAAAGATGATGGCCGAGCTGCTTCCACTTCTCTGCGGTATCCTGAGATACAACGTGGATTCGCATCTCCACGCCGCAGTTGCACCTGATAACTCCCTGTCTAATCCGCGAGCCTACGTCGGGGCGCGTGTACGGCTTTTTGTCTATCGGCTGTCCGCAGAACGGACAAGGTTTAATCTCCATCTCCGCTCCTAGAGTTCCAGGCATACGCAGCCTCCTCCATAGAATGTCCCATCAGCATGGACGTAGCGGGCATGACGAAGCACTGCGGGCTTTCGCAGCAGATAATCACAAGATCGTTATTGCCCCATTTTCCGTTCCTGATAGTCGGTGCCTCACCGCAGAACGGACACGGCTTAAGAGTGATCGATTCCATGTTCATCCTCATATTCGGCCAGCTCTTCGTCGTATATTTTGCACAGCTCCTCGGCGAACTTCTCGGTGAACTCGTCCTTGGTCATGATTTCATCAATCGTGGACATGTCCACCACGGCCTCTACCCACGCATCGAAATCTAGAAGCGCGCCATCACGAAAGACTTCCGTGTTGTATCTGAGGCCGCTGTTGAAGAGAGACGATTCCCCGCGAATGCGAAGCTCGATGGCAAGAGGGCTGTCGCGTTCATCGTAGAGCTGCTTTTTCAGCGACTCGATTTCAACACTGGCTTCGTCCAACTGCTTGAGCGTTTGCCTCAGGTTTGCGAGCACGTACTGCTCGCAGGTGTTGATTTCCATCAGCCCTCCTAGCACTCCTCGACTGAAACGCAGCGGGACTCCGTTTGGAACTCGTCGATGAAGTCGTTATAGTAGTCTTCGATTTCTGCAATCGGGTCCTCGTTCTCGTCGAACTCGTCATCGGGAATGTAGATTGTGTACTCAACGTTGACGGTGTATTTGTTCATTTGTCCTCCTTCTCCTCGACCGAATCGCAGTAGGAAAAGTTCTCGAACAGATTGATGAAGTAGTCAGGGTCATCAAATATGTCGGCAGCATTGAACCCTGCGTCATCTGGAACTTCGACGATGTGAACCGTGCGAATGGTGTACTTGCTCATTTTTCCTCCTCGGTAATGGACTTGACAGCGTCCTTGATGGCTCGGTAGCAGTCATCGCAAATCTCCTTGCTGTATGGGTTGAGAGAATCGCAGATGCCAATCCCACCCGGTCGGACTAGCGCGTAGTACGCTGGCTGACCTTTGATTTGGCGGTAGCACAGGTCGCAGAAATGCCTAATCATTCGGCTCAGCCCTTCCGTTCCACAGGTTGATTGACGCGTTGCGGCAAGCCTCGGGAGGTATGCCGAAATCATAAACTTGAACAAGCGGCCCATCGCATGCGCAGTTGTCACAGTGGACGTAATACGCAGACCACGGCTTGCCGTCATTCCTCTCGCCGTCTGGCCTAGAGTACACGTGAGAACTGCCACAAAACGGGCATGGTTTCAGATCAATCATGATTGAATATTCCTTCCCAGTCGTCGCAGGACTCGTTCCATTGCTCAATGACCTCGCGGGTCAACCGCACGTCGTCCGGTCGCTCGTCGTCGGTCGCCCCGTTGAAGACGTAGCGTCTCTGCGAGGAGACGTTGCACTCCTTACAGACCACTTTGGCTGATAGAGTGTCGGTCAGATAGTCGTCTACGATCTCGATGTGCAGATGCTCGGTCGAATGGCACCTCGGGCACGGCTTCATGGTCGTCATTCGCCCTCCTTCTTCATGAGATTGCGTCCGCAGAACGGACAGAAATTGATCGGGATGCTCCATGCGTACGGAGGGTCGACGACGATGATGTGCTCGCCGGTGTTCATCTCGTCAATCCGCATCTCGACACCCTCGTCGTAATCGCCGAAGTTGAATCGCGTCTTACCGCACATCACACAACCGTTAGCCATCGTTCTCACCCCTCAGCTCGCGAATGCGGAATGCGATGTCGCGCATGGCAATTCGAGCGCAGCCGTCCTCGCCACCGGGGCACGATATACAGCCATCTTCGTCTTTGTCTCTGTGGAAGTAGGCGCAAGCCTCGTAATACCGCGCGTCACCTGCCTCGTCCAAGTCTTTCAGTAGCTTCTCCCAGCTATCGGGCGGGGTGAGGCGTACATCACTGGTGCGCAAAGTCATGTGTTCACCTGGCGTGCGCTCGATATACACAAACCAAGCGTCGTGGGCGTCACTGACGTGGTACATGTATTCGAAGCGCAAGGCCTGAACCTTAGTTCCGTCCGCAATGAACAGCTCCGAAGTGTCCAGAGGAATCTCGCGGCCCACGGCGTCTTTCGGAAGTTGAATCATTTATTCTCCACCTCGTTCAGAAACTTTCCAGTGATAAGTCGGTGCAGCCAATCGGCGCACTTGTATAGGTCCTCGTCTGCATCGCCCTTGAATCCGGCACGATCGAAGTACTTGAGAACATGTGCCACGTCTGCAATCTTGTCGCCCCTGATTCCGGCGTTGGAGTTGAGGAACTTGCAGACCTTCTCAATCTTGTCGGCAGTCGGAATCTTTCCCTGCTTGTAATGGCTCGCGTACTCGCTCATTCGACCGCCCCCAATGCTGCGGAAACCTCGTCCCGAACCTCCTTGAGGAGCTTGCAGACCATGGCCCCCGAGTACTTGCTGGTCGACTTGGTGCTCAGGAACTCGATGGTCTTGGTCAGCTTACAGACCAGATCGCAGAGCACCTGCGTTCGGGTTCGGCTATCGGTCATTTCCATTCCTCCCTTACGTTTCGAATCCTTAGATACGAATCGACTTTCGCGTTCTTGGAGACGTAGCCAGCCCTGGTGCCGACTCCGTTGCGGCACCTGCTGGAGGTGTGAATCCTTCGCCTGCCCTCGTCCCTGCACTCTTGGGAGCAGTAGACGGCGTTCTTGGCTGCGCCGCCGAAAGCCTTGCCGCAAATCTTGCAGGTGCAGGCGTAGCGGCGTCCGTCCTCCTCGTAGCTGAAATAGTGGCCGCCGACCATGCTCCCGTCTCGGCAGGCCGCGCTGACCATGGACTTAGCGGCTGCAACCGACACGGCTGCGGCAGTTACGCTCACGTAGCGCTTGCCGTCATCACGCAATACGGTGTGCCATTTGCCCGCTGGCTTCTTCTTGTCCGTCATTTGTTGATCCTCGCGATGCAGACGTAGCCGTTGTCCCGATATACGCGGATAATGTCGGAGAGCCTGTTTGTCCTGATGTAACTTTCGATGCAGGACTGCACGTTGTTTGATGCCTTGCGGCCAACGCGGTAGTCGGTGCTACTCGTCGTGTACTTGTGCTTGATGACTGACAGCCCGCTGTCGATAAACGCGTCGATTAGAGGCTTGTACCTGCTGTTGCCGGGGCCGGGGCGCTTTCCGGCGTAGGCTTTCTCTGGCCACAGGGACTCGTCGAAGGCCTGCTTGAAGGCCACGGACTCGGCTGCGTCATGCGACTCCTCGATACCCGCATCAACAAGGAAGTCGATGCGGGTATCGCAGAACAGCTGAGCGATGGTGCGCACCGAGACGCGCGTGGTAAAAGTCGGCATCGTTCGGTAGGACTCCTGCGGCACGACAGCTGTGATCAAATCCCTTACGGTGAGTCCACGATCGCGTGCGACCTTTTTGCAGATAGCCCACGACACTCCAAGGTTGATGTCGTACTCGTCTCCGGCTCTGCATTTGGTGACGGCCTTGGTGCCGTCGTCGAAAAAGACGATGGTTGCAGATCCGCTGAACTTAACGGACTTGACCTTGATGTTATTCATTTGTTCTCCAATGGTGGAGCCGCCGGGAATCCGGCGGCTCTGCTGCTCTATAGCCTGTCGACCGCCTCGATGCGCTCGCCGAGCCAGCGCATGACTGGGACTGCCATGCTGTTGCCGCACGCCTTGTAGCGCAGTGAGTCCGGGCATTCCTCGGCAGGCTTTCCCTTCCACGGGATTCTGGTGTGGTTGTCCGGGAAACCCTGCAGCCGCTCGCACTCAAGCGGAGTCAAGCGACGAACTACCGAGTTGATGCCGCTTTCTGCGGTCGTATTATCATTGAGGTTGTGATAACCTGCGATCGGCTCCGATTCGTCGGTGCCGCTGCCGTTCGCCGCTCCTTGGTGGTTCTTGAACGCCACCGCAGGACGGTCAATCGTCGTCAGGGTGTACATAGGCTCCCCAGGTTCTTGGAACCCCCCCCCATTGCCGCCGTTCTCGGGCTTGCGCCCGATGATGTTTCCGGCAATCGAGAAGGTGTCATGCTGGCTATCGGGGTTTAGGCGTCCTGTTCCGCTACCTTGCGCGACGCAGCGTCCAGAAGCGGCGGCAACGGCTTTCCTCTTTTCTCGGCTCGACGGAGTATCCCAGCACATGCTTTCTGGCTCAAAGAGTACTTCGCAGGCGCGTGCGTCTCCAAGGTGTCCGACAAGAAAGAGACGCTCGCGTCTTTGGGCCACGCCGAAGAACTGCGCGTCCAATACTCTCCATGCCAAACCATACCCGAGGGCATCCATTTCTCCGAGCAGCTGTCCGAAAGCCGCCCCCCCTCACACGAGAGCGCTCCCTTGACGTTTTCCCACAGGAACCACCGAGGCATAAGCTCTTGAACACAACGTATGTACTCGAACATGAGTCCAGAAGCTCCCTTAAGACCTTCTCGCTTTCCTGCGATGGAGAAGGACTGGCATGGACTTCCTCCGACCACAAGGTCAACTGCTCCATGAATCTCCTTTTTCCAATCTACTTTGGTGATGTCCCCAAGGTTCGGGACGTTCGGCCAATGCTCGGCAAGCACCGCGCTCGGGAAGTCGTCTATCTCGCAGAACGCGAGCGGTTCCCATCCGAGCGGTTCCCAAGCGAGCGTCGCCGCCTCAACTCCCGAGAAGATGCTTACATATCGCATTTGGCACCGGCCCAGAACATGCATGAGCCATCGCAGGGTGTGATGCTGCCGATGATGCAGTCGATAAACTCTCCCGTTGAGAGCTGCTTGTTCTTGATGTTCAGCAGGTAGTTGTGCTGCGCCATGCGCTCGCATACGCCGTAGTATCCGCTGCTGAAATCGTCCCACTTGGCACAGCTTTGGCAGTCGTGCTTCATGTGGATTCCTCCTCCTTATATATAAGTGCGTTACTCGACCCCTGTGCTGCCGTAGCCGTTCGCTCCACGGTCGCTGTTGGACAGCTCGTCGACGTTAAGGAAATCGACGTCCTCGCACTTGATGATTAACATCTGGCATACGCGATCGCCCGGGTACACCGTGAAGGCCTTCTCGCCAAGGTTGAGCAGCTTGGCCTTGATGGGGCCACGGTATCCCGAGTCGATGATGCCGACGCCGTTCGCCAGGCAGATGCCGTAGTTGCAACCGAGTCCCGAGCGCGGGGCCTGTAGGCCGAAGTAGCCGTCGGGAATCTCCATGCTCACGCCGAGGTCAATCCAGGCGGACTCACCGACCCCGATGGTCACGGGGCGCGGGATGAAGGCCCGCATGTCGGCTCCGGCGTCGCCCTTGTGCTTTCGCTCGGGCGTGTGCCCGTACTCAGCGACGGTCTTAATCTCCATCTGTTCCATCTCCTTCCAGCGGGTGCGCACGACCCGCCAACGGGTAGCTGGCCTTGAACCAGTCGCATTTGCAGGGACACTCGATGCACAGCCGGAAGTCCTCGCGGTCGAAATCGCCGTCAGTCACGACGGCGCCCGTCTTGCACTCGTTCAAAAGCCACCTCCTTCCAGAAGCGGGTGCAGCCGATGAAGGCCGCACCCGCACACAAATCAGTACTCGACGAATCCGTTACAAGGCTCGTCGCTTTCCTCGATCGCGTGCTCCTGCACCCATGCAAGCACGTCCGCAGCGCCGATGCTCTGGCGCTCGTCGTACCACTGGGCGTACTTTCGCTTGCAGAAGCCGCAGCCGCTCTCGCCGATGAACGCGAACGACTCGCATTGTCCGCACTCGTAGTTGGGTCCGGCGTCTGGCGCGCCATCGCGCTCAAGATTCATCTGAATCCTCCTAGAACGGAATGTCCTCGTCGTAGACCTCGACAGCGGCAACAGGAACAGCCTTACGGGGCGCTGCGGGGCGAACGGGAGCGGGAGTGGGCGTGCTGATAACGGCATCGCCCTGCTCGTCTCGGCGGCTCATGAACTCAATCTCGTCCACGATGACCTCCAGCTTGGAACGGTGCTCGCCGTCGCGCTCCCAAGAGCTGTAGCGCAGCTTGCCCTCGATGGCGATGTAGTTCGCCAGCTTCTCGGCTCGGGTACCGAACATGGTGCAGTCAACGAAGTTGGGATAGTCCTCCCACTCCCCGGTCTGCTGGTTCTTGCGTCGGTCGTTGACGGCGATGCCGAAGCTGAGAACCTGCGAACCGCTCTGGGTGGCGCGAAGCTCGGGGTCGCGGGTCAGGTTGCCCGTGACCAGCACTCGGTTGATTGACACTATTTCTTCCTCTCGTTGAGCAGCTTCACGATCTTGTCGCGCTGGCGGCAACCGAGGCTACCGAGGCGGCGCTTCTCGTCGATGCCAAGCTCCTCCAGAATCTGCTCGGTCTTGGTCTTGCCGACGCCCGGCAGGGACGCGATGAAGTAGCGCAGGCGCATACGCTGGGCCTCGGGGTCATCGAGCACGGCAAGCGGCTCGACCTCCATCCACTTCATCTTTCGGCGAATCTCGGCGAGCTGCTTGCGCGCAGCCTTTGCCTTTTCCAGATACTCCCTGCGCTGATCGTCGGTAATCTCGGTGTTGATGGGCATTACTCGGCCTCCTCGATAATCTCGCCAGTCTCGGCGTCTACGTTTGCGGGCACATCGGTCGGCTCGGGAGCCAGCGGGTCCTCGAAAAGGCGGTTGCCCTCCTCGTCGAGGACGATCGGGGTGCTGTCATCAGCCGCGACGATGCTTGCCTGCTCGACGGAACGCGGGAGCTTGCCACGGTTGAACGCTTTACGGATGACGGTCTTTTCCGCCATTGCCGCGTAGTCCGTGACCCAGGGTCCGAACTTCGGGGTCTTGGAGCGCTCCCTGATTTTGTCGATTTCGTTCTTGGTCATCTTTGTGAACACGAAGCCACCGTCTTTCAGGTGGCACGTCAGATAGACCAGCTTAAGGTCCTCGTCATTGTGCTCGGAGTCGAAGTTGGGCCTGTAGTGGAAATGCTTACCGGTCTCGTCCTCGTAGTAATCGAAATCGTCGCCCTCGTAGACGCACTCGGTGTCAATGGTGCTGACCTGACCAGAACGGCGGACAAGCTCCAGCATTCCGTTCTTGCCGAGCTGGAACTGGGCCTCCATGCGCTTGGTCTGCTTGTTGTAGTACGGCAGGACGTATGCGTTGCCCATGATGTCGTTCGGCTCGACGCCAAGCTCTGCGCACTTCATACAGCACGCGAGGATTGACTGGACCGAGCACTCCGCGAGCTTGGGCGTCTGCTTGTACGTGGCGATCGCCAGCTGGGTCAGTCGCTCCGGCGTGAAGCCCTTGGGCATTACAGCTTGCAGCTGCGGAGCGCAGCGCTTGATAAGTCCGGCGAATGAGTTGTCCTGATTCTGGGACTGCTTAATCTCCTGTTTCGCCTGCGTGATAGCTCCCAAAGTTATTCCTTTTCTTTCTTAGCGGCGGCGAACCTGATGCCGCCGTTCGTGTCTTGACCGTTCTTCTTGTAGCGCGACCAGGTGAACCTGCCGTCCGGCGTGACAATCCCTCGGTTGTCGCCGATTAGCTGGCACAGCCTGTTGACGGCGCCCTGGTATTCCTTGACAGCAGCGTCTCGGGACTCCTTGGCTTTCAGCCAGTCGGTTGCCTCCTTGGGCGTGCTGTCCATGTCGACAAGCTCGCCGGGCGTCCGGTGCTTTGCCAGCAGGGCCTTGATTTCAGCACCGACCTCTCCGATCGGCGGCTCGACGTCGTCCTCGACCATCGACCAGAAGTCGTCGACCTCCTTGTTGACGGCCCGGATGTCGTCCTCGTCGCGCATGACGCGGAACTCCTTGTAAATCTGACCGCCGATAAGCACGGCCACGTCCGCGAACTTGCGCCCGGTCACGCTCATGTAATGGGTAATCTGCGTGATGTAGTAGATGGGCACGCCATCGTCCCAGTCGTGCTCCCTGTAGAGCGACGCCGTCTTGATTTCCAAGATGCCCCATCCGAGTTCGGGGTCCTTGACCTCGTAGTCTAGGGACGCTTGTGCATGGGGCCGCTCGATGCTCTGGCAGACGGCGTTGACGCGCCTGACAATGCGGTCCGGGTGCTGACTGGCGTAATGACCACCCACGATGGGTTCGAGGATGTTCCCCCATTCAACAGCCTCATTGTCCGAGAGGTCTGCTGGCTGGATGTACCCGAGCTTTTCTGCCCAGACCTCGTATGGCCCGCGATAATGAGAGAGTCCCATGATGGCAGCAACGTCGGAACCTCCGATTCCCTTGCGGCGCTGGGCAAGCCATGCCTCGTTGTCGCCGTCAGGAGTCCTGATTAGCGTGAAGTATTTGTTCTCGCCTACGATCGACATGGGTTCACCTCCGCGACCTCGTCCATGTTCATGAGTCCGAACGGGATGACTGTGATGACCATGCGGTCGTTCTCAAGGCCCCTCATGCGAGGCCACTTGCTTATGTCGGCCTTCACCACTTGAGAGTCATCCTTCCAAGCCAGGCCATTGAGTGCGTCGGACACCAGCTTGCCGATGTTGTCCCAGTCGGGCTTGAAGGTGTCCTCCTCGCAGAGGACCTTCTTCGGGCGTGACTTGGGTAGGGTGCGGTACGCATCGACCAGCAGGATGAACGGCTCACGCCCTGTCTGGTGCTCTGCCGGGAGGACGTTGCCCTCCTTGGCGATGACGTCCAGATAGGCGGCGCGGATTGCCTGCTCGTCGTCGTGCGTCCGCTTGGTTGTGTAGGTGCGGCCCGTGCCAGTGAAGCGCGGCCTGTCCTTGCCTCGGACGAAATCGACTCGGAACGTCGTCATAGCAGCGCTCCGATGTCCTTGAGATAGCGGTCAAGCTCGAACACGCTGATTCGTGCGCCGCGCTCGCCGTCAGGATCGATGAAGTCGATAAGGCCCTTATCGCGGTCGCGCCGGAGCCTGTCCTGCCCGAGTCCGGTGAACTTACCGCACTCGGCTACCGTGTAGGTAATCCGCGCAGGAAACCCGGCCGCCATTGCGATCGACAGCGTTGACGGCTTTGGCTGCTCCGCTTTTGTCACGCCCTCGATGAACTCCTTTGCTGACTTCTCGACGGCTCTGAGCATCTGGTCTGCAAACCAATCAACTGTCGGTCGTCCTTTGTTGTTAGAGTCCATCTGACACCGCCCCGCAGTAGCGTCCGATGAAATATGCTTGGCCTTTTCCGGTTACCTTGGGAGTGCGGTTGATGGTGACTCGACCGTCGCTGTGGGTAACCGCCGTCTCCTTGATGCGGAACAGCTTCATGTCCATGGAGCGCTGGGTCGGGACGTTTCGGTTTGAGCCGGACTTACCGAGGTAGCCGTCGCGCTGGAGCAGCTTGAAAAGTCGGTTCTGACCGATCTCAAGACCGTTCTGGCACATCATCTTGGCAAGCTCGCCAATAAGACAGGTGCCGTCGGAGTCTGCCACGGCGTCTGCGAACAGCGCCTTTGGCTTCATGTCCTCGATGGTCGCCTCGTGGAGAGCGATAAGCTCGTTCTTGCGGTCGATTGTCTTTTGGGCAATGAGCAGGGCGCGCGCCATAATGTCGGCGTCGCTGTCCTCGGTGCTGGTAGCGATGTAGCCGCCGTTGCGCCTGATTTCAGGGACGACCTCATGTGCCAGCCATCGCTGGAACGGAACCGCCTCCGGTCGCTGAGAACGCATGAGCACTCGGTAAAGACCGGACTCGTTGATAAGACGAATGCCGAGGTGGCTGTGGGTACACTCTGAGAGTGTACCTTCTGACCAGCGCTTTTCGTCATCGTCGAGCGCTCGCGTAATCTGGTTGGCATCTCGGTAGCCAAGCGCTTTAGCAACGTCGGTAGCGGCGAACCAGACTTCGCAGTCAATCTGCGTCGCCCTGAGCTTCCCGAACCGCTCACTGCTGAACAGCTGCAAATCTGCTACACTCATGCCGACCTCCTTTCAGGTCAAAGCCCCCGCGCGGTGGAATGTGGCAGGGGCTTTTTTTCGTGCTATTCGGTTGTGTAGTGGTCTGAATAAATCTTTGTCAGATAGAGGCCGAGAGCTGCGTTCATCATGTCCTGCATGTTGTCCATCGGCTTCACCTTGCGGTAGCAATCGATGAAAGCGTCTTTGTTCTCAGGCCCGATTGTGAAAATGAAGCTAATCGGGCTTTCCGCAATGGTCTTTTTGTCATCCTCGATTCCGCACAGGAACGTCTTGTCGACGACCGGATAGTCTTCCATCCGCTACTCCTCGACGTAGTGCTTGATGACGTTGTTGAAGCTGCCCTTGTTGCCGTAGACCTTCTTGGCGATCGCGGCGAGCAGGCCCTTCTCCTTGTCGAACTTCTCGTTCTGTGCCTTGACGACGGTCTTGGTGCCGTCCTTCCAGTAGACGATGGTCGCGGGGTCATGGAAGATGACGCGCTCGAGTTTGGGCTTTGTTCCCCAGTCGATTGCGCCGATGTAACGAGAGCCGCTACCACCAAAATAGAGCCTGCGGCGCAGCGCGTTCAACAGGACATGCGCGACGGAATCGGACGACTTGCAGCCGCGCAGCGCATATGCGTCGTCTGCGGTCAAAACGAGATTCACAGCGGCATTAGCCGTCGCGCTATGCAAGTTGACATCGAGCGTGGGATCGGAAATATAAACCATCAGTTACCCCCTTCTTAGGTATTTGGTTTTGAGAAAAGTGGGCAGGCGCGGAGGGATTCGAACCCCCATAGGCGTTACCGCCACGGTTTTGGAGACCGCTGCTCTACCTGTTGAGCTACGCGCCTGTGGAGTGCTGCCCAGGAGTCGCACCTGGTTGCGCGGATTTGCACTCCGCTGCCTAGCTGTTCGGCCAGCAGCACATGGAGTCGCCAGAAGGACTCGAACCTTCAACCTGCTGTTTAGGAGACAGCCGCCCTATCCCTTGGGCTATGACGACGAAAATGGAGGAGGGTGTGGGATTCGAACCCACGGGTCGCTACTAACGGCCTACTGTTTTCTGGACAGCTGCGATAATCCTCTCTGCCAACCCTCCGTTGGCGGAGCATGTAGGACTTGCACCTACGGGCCTCGTGCGAGGTCTACGGGTTAGCAACCCGCTGCAGTAGCTACTGTGCCAATGCTCCGAAAGTGGAGCCGCCTGCGGGAGTCGAACCCGCATATCCGGTTTGGAGGACCGGCGCTCTACCTTTGAACTAAGGCGGCATGGTTGGTGCGGCTGGATTCGAACCAGCAGCCTCTCCGTTATCAACAGAGTGCTCTGACCCTTGAGCTACGCACCAATGGACCCGCCAAATGGGATCGAACCATTCACTCAGGCAGGGGCAACGTAATCCCCTGCGTGCGTCATCCCCTAGTGGAATTGGCGGCATGGCTCGCGCGGCAGGCCTCGAACCTGCGACCTCCCGGTTAACGGCCGGGCGCTCTACCAGCTGAGCTACACGCAAATGGTGGGGCAAACAATACGGAGGCAATACATCTCCGCTGGGTTGCCCCGTGTTGGTGGCTTGGGGAGGAATCGGACCCCCGACGCGGTGAACTTCACTCACCCGCTCTTCCTACTGAGCTACCAAGCCGTTGGTGGGGCAAACCATACGGCACAATGGCTGCACCGCTGGGCATGCCCCGTGTTGGTCGCGGGAGGGGGATTCGAACCCCCATGTCACGGCTTATGAGGCCGTTGAGTTACCCGTACTCTATCCCGCGATGGCTTCTCGGCAGGGAATCGAACCCTGATTGACTGAACCAGAATCAGCCGTGCTAAAACCGTTACACTACCGAGAACGTGTTTGCCAGCGGCGACGGCAACCGACACGGCTGCTGTACACATCTTCTTGCGACGCGACCGCCGAAGGGCAAATGGCGGTCTGGGTTTTCAGATGCCCGTATCGGCTGCTGTCGCCGCTGGCGGCTGGGGCAAGGTCACAAAACCCCAGCTTGTCCGTGGTTACCGCGCGACGCGGTCTGGCACTCACGGCTTACCACCCGCACGGCTCAATGCCGATTGGGTCCTACCCCTTTCGGGGCGAATATTCGGTACTCAAAGTGCGCGTCCCGTCTGGGACATTGCGCGGTTTCCCGCGCGGACTCGGCTGCTAGTAGGGGTTCAGCAAGGAGACGAAAACTGAACTGGCTCCGTGTGGTATGGGAGGAGAGAAGAGGACAGTCGAGTCCGCGAGGGAAAACGCGGGTTGCATCTGTTAGTCGGAATCTCGACCGACAAGCCAGTCGAGCGAACAGCCGATGAAGTCGGCGAGTACGATGGCCTCTGATAGAGAAAACGGGCGCTCACCTGTGAGTTTTGCGTGAGTCGCGTTCCATCCGAGTCCGAGCAAATCGGCAATCTTCTGCTGGGTGATTCCCTTTGCCTCGATGTACTCCGAGACGTTCTTTGCGCAGGTATTCACTATCGTTACCTCCTTTTCCGCATTAAATTGAATTAGTTCTTGCTCCGTGTTCGGAGCTTCTGGTTCTGCATAATGCTCCGTGTTCGGAGCGTTGTCAACAAAGATTTGGGTAAAATTGCTTTCAGATAGGAGGAAAGGAGACGAAAATGACCCTTCTAGCTGGGCTGCAAGCGATTCTTGACAGCCGCAACATGAAACCAGCCGATTTGTGTAGGCTTTGTGGGCTGAGTAGCGGAGCCATTTCCAACTACATGAGCGGCAAGAGAGTGCCGTCTATTGCCAACGCGATTACGATCGCCGAGGCTCTTGGTGTCACGCTCGACGAACTGGTCGGCAGAGAGCCGACGCGCTATGCTCCGCCGCCGCTGACCAGAGACGAAGAAGCGCTACTGGATGATTACCGCAGCTGCACGCCGACCTCGAAAGAGAAAATCGACGAGTACGCGGAGTTCCAGAGCGCTAAAAGCAAAGAGTCCACGCGAAATTCAAAGCGTTCTAAGAGGAGTGCATA